ATCCAGTATTGGGAATCTAATACTACTAGTTAATCTAGTTATAGATAAGAGGGTAAGGGGGAAATCTCTTACCCTCACTTTTAAAGTGTTGTAACTGAATAGGTATATTAATGGCAGAACAAGATAACAGTATTTTAAAACTATTTGGTTTCGAACTGAAACGTGCAGCGGCACAGTCTTCTGCTTCGTCCAAAAAAGAAAATGACAAATTAAAATCTATTGTCACACCCACCGATGAAGACGGTGCGGGGTATGTTACTGCGAGCGGTTCACACTACCAACAGTACTTAGACCTTGAAGGTGGTAAGGCAAAAGATAATAGTGCGTTAATTATGAAATATCGTGGTGTTGCACAACATCCCGAAGTCGATGCGGCAATCGAAGACATCATTAATGAGTCTGTTGCGGGTGGGGAACTCGAAGTTCCTGTATCCATCAATCTCGATTCAGTAGATGCATCTGACAAAATCAAAAAAGAAATAATCACAGAATTTAATAATATCTTGGCAATGTTATCCTTTGGTGACTTGGGTCATGATATTTTCCGTTCCTTCTATGTAGATGGTAGATTGTTCTATCACCTAGTTGCGAACGAATCGAACCTTAAAGCGGGTATTCAAGAAATCCGTCCGATTGATGCGGTAAAGATTCGAAAAGTAAAACAGGTCAAATATAAGAAAGACCAAGCAACCGATGCAAAGGTTGTGGATAGAATTGAAGAGTTCTTTATCTTTCAAGAGAAGGCAGGTGCGAACTCAGGGGTAAAATTATCTCCTGACTCAGTATCGTATGTGACTTCGGGTCTACTTGACCCAACTAAAAAACAGGTTGTGTCCTATCTACATAAGGCACTAAAACCAATTAACCAGTTAAGAATGATGGAAGACTCCTTGGTCATCTATCGTCTTGCACGTGCGCCCGAACGTAGAATTTTCTATATCGATGTGGGTAATATGCCACGTAATAAGTCTGAGTCTTATATGAGAGACATCATGACTCGTTATAGAAACAAGTTGGTCTATGATGCAAACACTGGTGAACTCAAGGATGACCGCAAACACATGTCTATGTTGGAAGACTTTTGGTTACCACGTAGAGAAGGTGGTAGAGGTACTGAAATTAGTACTCTACCTGGCGGTGAAAACCTTGGACAAATTGACGATATCCTCTATTTCCAAAAGAGATTATATCGTTCATTAAACGTACCTCTATCACGTTTGGAACAAGAAGCACAATTCTCCCTTGGTCGTTCGACTGAGATTAACAGAGATGAAGTGAAGTTCCAAAAGTTTATTGATAGATTACGTAGACGTTTCTCACACCTATTCTATGGTATCCTTCGTAAACAATTGTTAATGAAAGGTATCTGTACGGAACAGGATTGGGAAGGTTGGAAAAACAACATCAACGTTGACTATCTGAGAGATAACCACTTCACCGAATTGAAAGACAATGAACTTCTCCAAGACAGATTATCAACCCTTGATGCGGTCTCTACATATGTAGGTGAATATTTTTCTCGTGAATGGGTAATGAAGAATGTCATGCAAATGACAGACGAAGACATAGAAGAGATGAAAGGTCAGGTCGAAGCAGAAAATGCGAACGGCGATGACGAAGATGACGGTGACGACTTTTAACTATAACTGATAATGGAGAATATTATGTCAGAAGAAAACTTAGATTTAGAACTAGAAACAGAGGAAGAACAGGTAGAGGTAGAACTTAGTCCTGTTGAACAACTCGTAAATAACATTACTGATGGGGAACTCAACAAAGCAGAGACATCTTTTCAGGGATTAATTCAGGATAAAATCACTGATGCCCTTGAATCACAGAAGGTTGCTGTTGCGGATACTATCTTTAATGATAGACAACAAGAACCTGAAGTCGATGTAGAAATGGGATTAGATGACGATTTACTCAATGATGATGAAGAAAGTACCGAAGAAGTACCTTCTGAAGAATCGTAAACGTATAAATAATACTACAAAAGGAAACTTGTTATGAAAACATTTTCAGAGATTCGGTCAAAGACCAAAGAAGGCGAAGTTGTTTTCAAGAAGAAGATTAAAAGAATTAATGTGGAGATTATTAAGAGACCCGATGTAAAGGGTTCTAGTAATCTTCCTTTTGTTGCGTTTGTGGACGGAGACCGTCTAGACTCGTTTAAATCGTTGAAGGATGCAGTTAAAGCATCTGAGACTATTATAAGGGAATTGACCTAATGAAGTTAATTACAGAATACACAGAAAACGACTCTATCAATTGTTTGGTAGAGAAGAAAGAGAACGGTGAGAAGAACTACGTCATCGAAGGTGTATTTGCACAAGCAGACAAAAAGAACAGAAACGGAAGAATTTACCCCAAACCAATTATGGAGAGGGCAGTAAAGACTTACGTGGATACCCAAGTTAGTAAGAAGAGGGCAGTAGGTGAGTTAAATCACCCCGAAGGCCCAACTGTTAACTTGGATAAAGTTTCGCATCTCATTACAGACCTTAAATTTGAGGGAAATAATGTGGTCGGAAGGGCACAAATATTGGATACTCCAATGGGTAAGATTGTAAAAGGTCTTCTCGAAGGTGGTGTTCAACTAGGTGTGTCAACTCGTGGTATGGGTAGCCTTGAGAAAAGGAATGGCGCAATGGTCGTTAAAGACGACTTCATGCTTAGTACGGTTGACATCGTACAAGACCCATCTGCACCTGAAGCATTTGTTAATGGTATAATGGAAGGTGTAGATTGGATTTGGCATAACGGCGTTCTTAGTCCTCAAGTCATTGAAGAAATGGAGACTGAAATTAAAAACACTCCGAAAGCATTTCGTCCTGAAGTGCAGATTCGAGAGTACAAAAATTTCCTCTCGTTAATTAAATCGCAATTGTAAAAGGAGTCAATTATGACTAAAGAAGCAAAAGTCGAAGTTGAACTTCACGATGAAGATATTAACGATATCGTGGAAGAAACTCTCGAAGAAGAGACTGTAGAAGAAGCAGCGGAATTACTCGATAAGGGTAAGGACGAAGACGAATCTGAAAAGAAAGTTAAAGATGCTGAAAACGCAGTTAAAAAACAAGCTCCTGCTCCTAAAACTAAAGCGGGTATGATTAGTGCGATGACTAACAAAATGTTGAAAATGTCTAAACTAGACATGGAAGGCATGTATGCTAGTTATCATAAAGAAGATGCAGATATGGATAAAAGTGATGCAATCGTGGAAACACAGATTGATACTTCTGCTGAATTGGATGCACTAGTTGAGTCTGAAGCTACTCTCAGTGATGAGTTTAAAGCTAAAACCGCAGTTATTTTTGAAGCAGCCGTGAAATCAAAACTATCCGAAGAAATTGATAGAATTGAATCACAGTACAAGGAAGAATTAGCAGAAGAAGTATCTTCTACTAAAGCAGAACTTGTAGAAAAAGTAGATAGCTACCTAAATTATGTAGTTGAAACTTGGATGACGGATAATCAAGTCGCAATTCAGAACGGTCTCCGTGCTGAAATCGCAGAGACATTTATGGAAAAACTGAAAGGTGTTTTCGTAGAGTCTTATATTGATGTACCTGAATCTAAAGTAGACCTAGTTGATGAACTTGCTGAGAACGTTGAAGAGTTGGAAACAAAACTCAACGAGACTACTCAGAAGGTTATTGACACTACTGTAGAATTGGAAGATTACAAACGTGAATCTATTATTAGAGAACATGCACGTGACCTTGCTGATACACAGGTAGAGAAGTTAAAAGGATTAGTTGAGAACGTTGATTTTGAATCGGAAGAACAATTTTCGAACAAAGTTAAAACTATCAAAGAGTCTTACTTCGCAAAAGAAGTGGTAGAAACTTCTGACGACACTATTTTAGAGAACACAGATGCAGATGCAAATCTTGTCTTGTCTTCTTCAATGGAACGTTACGTTTCTGCTGTAAGAAAAATTTCCCCTAAGAAATAACATTTTAAATTAAAGGAAAAATAAAATGCAACAATCATTCGACAACTTGATTGAAAAGTGGAGTCCCGTTTTAAACGAAGAGTCTGCTGGAACAATTCAAGACAACCATAGAAAAGCGGTTACTGCTGCTGTTCTAGAAAACCAAGAACGTGCAATGAATGAGCAACGTGCTGAGATGGGTTCATTCCTATCTGAGAATGCTGCTTCTCCTGCAAACAACACTGGTTCAGTTTCTAACTTTGACCCAGTATTAATCTCACTAGTAAGACGTGCAATGCCTAACCTCATCGCATATGATATCGCTGGTGTGCAACCAATGAACGGCCCAACTGGTCTTATCTTCGCAATGAAGGCAAGATACGGTGGTGGTGCAACATCTAACCGTGAAGCGTTATTCAACGAAGCTGAAACTCAGTTCTCAGGTGACTCTTCAGGTACTCATGACTCTGACAATGCGTCAGGTTGGAATGGTGTTGACTCCGAAGGTGCTCGTTTAACTGCTCTTGCTGCAACTGGTTCGCCAACTGTAGATGCAGAAGCAATGGGTTCAACTGGTGGTTCTTCTTTCCACGAAATGGGTTTCACAATTGAGAAATCAACTGTTACTGCCGTTTCTCGTGCGTTAAAAGCAGAATACACTATCGAACTTGCACAAGACCTTAAAGCGATTCATGGTCTTGACGCTGAAACTGAACTTGCAAACATTCTAAGTACAGAAATCCTTGCGGAAATTAACCGTGAAGTTATCCGTACTGTAAACTCTCAAGCAAAAACTGGTGCTCAACAAGCAAACGTTACTGCTAATGGTATTTTCAACATGTCATCTGATGCAGATGGTCGTTGGAGTGCAGAGAAGTTTAAAGGACTTGCAGTTCAAATCGATAGAGAAGCAAACGTAATTGCTAAAGAAACTAGACGTGGTAAAGGTAACGTAATCATCTGTTCTTCAGATGTTGCAACTGCTCTTGCTGCTTCAGGTACTTTGGATTACAGTCCTGCTATGTCTACTAACTTGAACGTTGATGACACTGGTAATACATTTGCTGGTCTTCTTAACGGACGTGTTAAAGTATACATCGACCCATATGCAAGCACAGACTACGTAACAGTTGGTTATAAAGGTACTAACCCTTATGACGCTGGTGTGTTCTATTGCCCATATGTACCATTACAAATGGTAAAAGCAATTGGTGAAGATAACTTCCAACCACGTATCGGATTCAAAACTCGTTACGGTATGGCTTCAAACCCATTCGTTGGTTCTACACCATCTAACGGTCTTGCTGCTGTTAAGACTAACCCTTACTACAGAATCTTCAAGGTTACTAATATCCTTACATAAGTATCTGTTAAAGGTAAAAAAACGAGAGTTTGGGGCGAATCTGATAAATCGTTAACCAAACCAATTTTTAGGGACTCTTCGGAGTCCCTTTTTTTATGCCAAAAAAACCCCACCGAAGTGGGGTAAGGACTATTTAATATAATTCATTGACCTTTTGTGGAGTTCCATCATTTCCTGAACTTTCTGTTCATTTCTCTGTCTTCTCCTAATTGCCTTGTTCTTTGCAATTCTTCTTTTCTCACTACGAGTTTGATAGAACTGTCTGTCCTTAATCTCGTTAATGAGGTCTGCCCTCTTAACTTTCTTTTTGAGTACTCTTAATGCCGCTTCGACATTTCCCTCTCTGACTGTAACACTTAGTCCTACGTCTTTGGGGTATACTTTTCTTTTAGGTTTTTGGGGTCTTCTGTTTTGATAATGTTTCATATTTCCTTAGTTAGAGTTTATTGGAGCGGAATGAGAGAATCGAACTCCCATCAAAAGATTGGTAACCTTTTGTAATGCCATTATACGAATTCCGCATTATGTTTATATATTAACATACTTAACATGAAATGTCAAGAGAAAAATACATCTAATCCTCGTGGTCGGTTAAAATTATCTATGGTCTTATCTATTGCAGATTCCATTTGGGATTTCCATCCTTCTAGATTGTGTTTTTCCCAAGTCATTTCCTGTATCTCTTGTCTGTCTATATTCTCAAATGATTTGATTGCATCTATAAGTGCATCACCATCGTTCATTGGTATCTTTTTAAAGTGATGTGGACTGGCAGGAATTACCTCCGATGCATGGTCTCCATCTTTATCACAATTTAGAATTACAGGTAATCCACAAGACAATGCTTCCATTGCAGTTATACCCCATGTTTCTTTATTCCATGTTGAAAAAAATGTTCTACATTTTGATATGTTTTTTAAAACTTCATTATGTGGTAATCCCCAAAGTGTATTATCCCAGTTTTTATTTGTTTCAAAGTATTTTTCATTTTTATGATGACTTGAGTAATTACTAATAACAAGTGTTTTTAAATCAGTATTTTTCGTAAGGTGTTTTAACTTAAATGGGTTTTTTTCTTTATCACATCTACCAATAGTCCCACAATCAAATTCTATTTCTTCTATTTTTGGTTTTGTTCTACAGTAAGCAGGATTAATTAAATTATAATCAACTACTCTAGTGTTAGTTCTTTCTGCCATTTGTTTGTAAAACTTTTGTTGAAACTCTGATACAAGAAACATAGAATGACCACCATCAATAAGTTTGTTCCATCTAGAAAGTACAGAAGTCATAGGATAAAAACAATGTTCAACATTCATTATTGGAATATGTGATTTAGACATTAATGCACCACAAAAAGATGCCCATGCAAAGTTATTAATTATAACATCTGCACCTACATCTTCTGCTTT